GTCGTATTGGATGCCCTGTTTTATACGCTGCGACTTTAGTTGGACGTTTAGAACTCGTAGGTATGCTTCGGGAGAAGCGGAGGTTTTTCGGGCTTTCTGGGCGCTAACGCATGTTCGACACACACCGCGATAATTGCCGTCTTTAAATAGCTCAAACTGAGATAACAGCCTGACTTTGTTGCACGACGTGCACATTCGAGAGCCTTGCGACTCTACTCTTTTTTTCATTTGTCTAGGCATGGGTACCTCGCACGCAAAAGAAAGGGGGCCGAAGCCCCCAATCTTAACACCTTTTGCTTATGAAGCGCCGGGTGAACCGAAGATGCCCAGTGGGTCAGATACGCCGAAGCTGTATCGCTCACGAGCCTTATATCGGCTGTTGCCTGTGTCGAAGTCGGCGTCCATGCTAGTGCTCATAGGTGAGCGGACGAAGTGCTTCAGGCCGTTAGGTACGTCAGTCATCAAGAACCAAGCGTTGGTGTCAGTCAGGTAGTTGTTGATCTTGTAACCACCCGGAATTGCACCGTTGCTGCGGATTGCGTTGATGTCGTTATCGGCTGTAGACACACGAAGCTCAGTATCCAACAAACGCGTTGCAACGAATTGCAGGCTTGGCGGGATAACAAGCGTCTTAGGCTTAGCAGCGATAAGGAGACCGCGCTCATCAGTCCAACCAGCGATCTGGATAACGGCAGCTTCGAGTGAAGTTTCGTTAAGATCGGCTGCAACAGCAGGACGGTTTGAGTTAGCGCCACCAGATACGAGAGGGTGGTCAGTCGCACAAAGGACTTTGCCGTCACCATAAGTAGTGCCGGAGAAAGCGTTGTTTAGGATACTAGCACCCTTAACTTGCTTAGTGTAAGCCATCGCACGTGCAAGAGCCTTCGTGTAACGTGAAGAGAGTGAATCGTAGAGGTTATCTTCGATTGCTTCTTCAGTCAGCGAAAAGCCCATTGCGACCGTCTCGTGAGTGTAACGAGCAGTCCACGCTTCTTGTGCGTTGTCATATTCGATTGCAGAACCTTCACCCTTAACAGGGGCGGCACTGAAACCGGACAACTTAGTTTCTTCTTCAAAAGAACGATCCGAAGATTCAGACTCGAAGATTTCAGCAGCCTCGTCGCCATACTTAGCGTATTCGAGACCAAAGAGGGCGTTTAGACCCGGTAGTAGCTCCTTAAGGAGTTGCGCTCTTGAAATAGCCATCTGCTAGTCTCCTTATACGCCAGTAGTTGAGTTGTACTGGTGAGTATTGAGTTTAACAATCAACTCAACAAAAGCATCAGCACCAGTTGCGGTATCTGTGACAACATCAATTACTCGAACAGGAATAGTTGCTGTAACAGCATCTGAGCCAGCGAGGACTGATTGTCCAGAATCTCCAGTAGCAGTATCGCCTGTACCTTGTACTACGGCCATGTTAGCGCCGACAACAGTACGGTCTTCTGCGGTTACTGCACTAGAACCATTTGTTACAGCAACTTTAAAAGCCGCCATAGGGTCGTCTACTACGATAGCGTAAGCGTCAGTAACGCTAGTGCCGGGGTAGTATTGAGCCGGCGTGAACTGGCTCAGAGAATTGACGTATTGAACGCCAACACAAACACCCACCGTAGCACCACTAGTAGTGCCGGTGAACTTTTCACATGTGCCCGCCGCTACAGTTTGAACCATGTCACCCGCAAAGATAGCCACGTTGTATGTACTCGCAATAGGAATAAGGCGAGTAGCACCAGCGTAAGGCATACCGTCGATACGGTTGATTGGCTTAAAGCCGTAGGGAGCACTGACTGTTGGATAAGCCATTGTATAACTCCTAATTTAATTTCCACTGCCGAAAGTAACCTTCGATTTCCTATCGTGAAATAGGGGCATTCTAGGGTCGTTTTCGCGCATTAAGTTGTTGTCCACAGAGTGGATTTGCGACTCGGCTTGTTGCCGGTAAAACGCATTTCGTTCTGCGACAAGTTCTTCTGGGGCCTTGCACAGCATGAGTCCGCCCACAATGACATTATCCTTAAACCGCTCGTCTGAGACAGTATCAGTAAATATCTCGGGGTGGTCTACCGCACGTACGGGTTCCCAGCCTTCACGTAACTTTGAAGAAACGTTAGTGGCATCAGATTGACCGTTAGTCGAAATACGAACCCAGTGATAGGTATAGCCGTCTTCGGGGGTGGGATCAGGCAACACAGTAGGTCGCGTCCACGCCGTTTTACGAACCGTCTTCTCACGGGTCTCAAGTTCTCTATCTAGTCTGTTTTGAGCCATTATTGTTTCCTCAGTAATTCAGCAACCTGTTTGGCGTATGTTTCCAGCGGTACCCCAAGTTTTTTCGCAATAGCGACTTGTGATTGCGTTAGCCTAATTTTCTTAGGCGCTGTGCTCCGCGTAGCGGGAGCAACCACGTTGCTAGATTTTCTTTGGGTACTTCTTGGTTCGTCCTCTATCCCATCGTCGAACTGATCGGGGAATACTGTTCGCATACGAGCGTTAATTTGCTCGTAGTATTCGTTAGATCGCGGGTCAACCCCGGTTTTCGTTAACTTGTTGTGCAACCCTAGCGCAAATGCGGTCATTTCGTCGTCATCGCCAAACCATGGGTTATTATCGCGCCATGTTTCAGCTTTGTCGTCACGCTCGACCTGCGGTTGAGGTGCAGTTACCTGCGTTTGTACAGGAGTTTCGGGTTGTTGTAAACCCCGATTTTCTTTAGGTTTCAGTGCGTTAACTCGCTCCATGCGAATCTGCGCCGTGTTTAGAGCTTGTTGGGCTTCTAGCACCGCATCTGGCTCGCCAGATTCGTACGCTTGCCGATACTGCGCTTTTGCCGCAGCTAGCTCCCCCGCTACCTGTTTCTTGGCAGATTGGATAAGCGAGTTGTGGCTTTGATCCACCGAACCTTTTAGCTTTTCGTTCTCAGCTACTAGGTTGCGAGCATACGTCTCAAGGGCTTCTCGTTCTCGTAACGCCGATTCTTTGGCCCTACGCTCATCGTGGTAGCCTTTACTAAAGTGCTTAATTCGGCTTTTAACCTTATCGGAGTAGTTCTCAAGCTCCGCGTCGGTTACGTCTTGGGGTGGTTCTGACGGCTTGCGGCCCCGATCTTCTGGCGGCGTATCGTCCTCTACCTCAATCTCTAGGTCGCCCGCCTTAATAGTACCTTTAGCGGACTTCATATTCTCCCGACCAACCGCACCTTCTACTTCAAGCGGCGCGTCTTCCTCGGCAATATCAACTTCAACTTCTTGAGATATCTCGTCTTTATCGGGATCGGGAAACTCAAATTCTACGTTTTCTCTAGGCATGGTTTACTCCTTATGCACGCGAAACAGCTCGCGGATCATCTACGACGGCCTCAATAGAGTCGTCATTCATTAAGCGAAACTCCTGCCCGTTCACCTTAAAACGCGTACCGGTGTTGGCTCGGAACATCACATGGTCGCCTACTTTGCACCAAGGCCCAGTAGGAAAGCGCTCTTTATCGCTGTACGCTTGCTCGCCCATATCAAGCACAGACCCCACAGTAGACAGGATATATTCCTCTCGACGAGTAGATTCCGCCTTAATAAGCCCGCTTTCCCCGAAAGTCTCTTCGACGTTAGGCAGGGCAATCAGGACTCGATAGCCTACGGGTTTAGGTATAGAAGCTTCTAGCTCTGCTTCTTCTATAGCTTCTACTTCAATCCGTGCTCTACGTTTTTTCTCTAGGGCTGTTTCTTCCATTTCTTTACCAAACAGATCTAGCTGCTCTGTAATCTGAGCTGCTGCCCCGACCCCACTAACCGTTACTGTCTCAGTCATCGTTATCGTCCATATAGTTACGCGAAAGGTCGTTGATTTCTCTTAATGCAGCGTCTAGACCTCGAATAACGCCACATACCTCCCGATACTCGGCAAAGTCTTTAGCTCCGCCGGTTTTCAGGAAATCTTCGCTAGAGCCTTTCAGCTCCGTAATTTTTTGGTTCAGCACGTCAAAGACGGTAGTAGACAACGGATCACCTCCTTACTGGGGCATCTGCCCCTTTCTATTGGCTTTCGCCATGTCCAAAATAGCTTTTGCTTCATCTAAGTCTTGTCTTGCATTAGCTTGATCTGTTTGGCTAGCTACTCGCGTGGCCTCAATCGCAGCGGTGCGCTCACTTTTCTGCGCATCCAACTGTAGTCTTGCGGCACTAATCTGCGCATCTGCTTGATCTTTCTGGGATTTACGCTGTAGCTCGCCTTGCTTCAACTGTAGTTCTTGTTGCTGCATCTGGACGATTGGGTCTTGGGCTTGCTGCTGCGCTTGTTGCTGAGCCTGCTGTTGCTGGTGCGCCTGAGTAAGTTGGATGGCTGCCTTAGACTGTAGCTGCGCAATTTGCACTTCTAGTTCTCTTGGTAGCTCTTCGTCCATACCCGGCAACGGTGCCCCGATACGTTCTTCTATCTGCTGGCGGTACATAAACGCCGTATGCTCTGCGATGTGGGCCTGTAACGAAGACATGATTTGGTTCGCCATAGGGTTTTGCCCAATAGTTTGCATAATCATGGGGTCTTGCATGAAGGCTTGGTGCGTAGCTATGTGCGCCTGATGGTCTTGGTACATAAACGCCTTAATGGGGTTACCCACTAGCGCGCCCATGTTTTCACCAACGGGGTCCGTAGGACGCATATCGTCTTCGGTAGGCACTAGCTTGTCGGCGTTCTTAATACCCATAACCTCGATCATCTGGCGATGAAGTTGTGGTAGGTCGTAGATTTGTGGGGCGGCCTGTGCCATCTGCAACACGGTTTGATACTGCACAACTCGTTGTGCCATCGTGCTGCTGTTGGGATCACTGACAGGAATTACTTCCACCATAGCGTAGTCGGCGCGTCGCGCACGAGGTTCACCACGGTCAGGCACATACAGATACTCTTCTGGCGCGTACTCAGCAATGATCTTTCGGAGTAACTTAAACTCCTGTTTCATTGAGTAATGTACCCTAGACTGGACAGCGGCCATGGGCTTGAGAGTACGCTCTAGTAGAGCGAGTGTGGTTCCAACAGGCGCGTTAGCACTCATGTCGGAGATGTTCATATCTGAAATAGCGCCCAAACGTCGCCCCTCTTCGGTGATCTGCTTAAGCAGGGCAAAGAGAGTTTGGCTCGGCTCCTTATAGGGGAGCGGCATAATGTTGTCGCGGATAGAACCGGACGGCACATCTACATCACGGAATTCGCCCGGACCAATCGGTGTGTCATCGCCCTTAACTCGTAGTCCCCTAGATTTGAGACCACCGGGGAGATTAGATAGGGTTCCAGCGTCCACGAGCTGACGGATAATACTAGTGCCAGCTTTAGCGTAGCCACCAATAATGTGAATGAGTCCGAGTCCATAAAATCCAAATCCGGGGACGTAAGCATAATGTACGAAATGTTGACGTTTTAGTGTCAAAGGATCGTCAGGGTTCCAGTTACGGCGGATAGCCAGTATCTTACCTGTACCCTTCTCAAGCGTTACCACATAAGGCTTTGCGACTTGCAACGACTCTTCGTTGTCCGCACCATCCACACCGTCAATATTCAGGTCAGCGTGTACTTCAAGCACGGTGTAACGGTCATCTGAGGTCAGGGATATGCCCGACTGCTCAGCCT